TTATTAAATTTGTTTCAGACGTACTTTCATTATCTGTTACTGTAACATGAGTAGCATTTGTAGCATTTGTAGCATTTGTAACTGTTACACCAGCTATTACTGTATTAAGTGCTGTTCCACCAACAGTGATTGCATCTGCTTCTAGTGTACCATCAATATCTGCATCACCTGATATATCAAGTGTTGCTGCATCAAGTTCTCCACTTATAGTAATGTTTCTACCACCAGTAATGTCTTTGTTTGAATCTGTTATAATTGCTTTACTGGCTATTACTGTTCCATTTGTTATACCATCTATTAAATTAATATCTGTAGCACTTGCAGTTACCCCATCAAGTATGTTAAGTTCTGCAGCTGTTGCTGTAACTGTTGTTCCATTTATGGATAAAGCATCTGTTTCTAATGTGCCATCAACATCTACATCACCTGATATATCTAACTCTGTAGCAGTAAGCTTTGCTGTCTGTAAGTCCTCAAAACTAGAACCTAGTTTTAATTCAAACTGTGGCCCCGTAGTGTTATATGTAAATGTAGCATCATCACCTGACCCACCTTCGATTGTAATACCTGCACCATTGATGACTGCACTTGTACTGTTGCCACTGTCAAGTACAATGTTATGGTCATTTAAGTTTACAGTAGTTGAGTTTACAGTAGTTGTTGTACCTGATACTGTTAAGTCACCTGTAACTGTTAGATTATCTGCTACAGTCACTTCAGATGTGCTGTGTCCTAGGGTTATAGCTGTACCTGATACTCCTGTCCCTATGGCTATAGATTCACTACTATTTCCTGTATCAACAACAAAGTAATTATCAGAACCCTGTTTGATCGTAAACGCTGTGGTTCTATTATCTGTAACAGCTATGTTAATATCATTTCCATCTGCACTAACAGAATCAAGTGCAATGTCACCTACATTGGTTATATTGTTGTCACCAAAACTTACATTGTCTCCAAATGTTTTATTTGTAAGTGTAGCAGTTGATGCTGTTGAAACTAAGTCAACGTCACCACCTGTGCTTGGTAGTGTTAAAGTATTTGACGCACTTTCTGAGTGTGGTGCAGCTTGAAGTGCTTGTGCGTGAGCATTACCTGATTCACAATAGAAATTAATTTTAGACCTTGAACCTGAGTTCTTTAAATCAATAGTACCACTTTGAATATCTACGTTACCATCTAGTCGTACTACACCACTTCCATTTGGTGTTATAGCAATGTTACCATTTGATGTTGATACAAGACCATTTCCATTTACATCTAAATCACCACCTAATTGAGGAGTAGTATCTTCAACTACGTTTGATAAAGCAACACCACCAACAGCAAGTCCTGATACGATTGTACTTCTTGTAATTTTTTTAAGGCCACCACCTGAAGTGTCTATTGCTAGAAATACATCATCATTTGCTACAGTAGATATAGAAGATAAATCACCTATTGCTGTAGGATTAAAATTTGTGCCATCAGCTATGAGAAGCATATCAGCAGTATTAGTCCCCATAGTCAGGTCATCGCCTGATATAGTTAAGTCACCTGCTACTGTTACATTTTGACTTGCATCAATAGTTAAGGCAGTTGTACCACCTGTTGTCATTGTAATAACATCAGAACCTGAAAAGGTTATACTGGTGTTTGTATCTGCGTCACCTGCAATGCTATCTAATTGTATACTTCCTACATTAGTTATATTGTTATCATTAAAGGATGTAGCACCTAAAGATATAGTTCCTGTTGCAGTTAAGTTGCTAGAACCTATATCAATATTACCAAAACCACTAGAAATAGCACCACTATCTAATGTGCTTACAGTTACAAGGTTTGGCATTGCAGTTATTTCATCATCAAAATATGCAGCTAAATCTGTAACTGCAACTTGCTTCATTGTACCTGCGTCATTAAATACAACTCTATCTGCATCAGCAACAGTTGTTGATGTAGCAGATGTATCACCATCCATTATATTTAGTTCTGCTGTAGTAGAAGTAACTCCATCAAGAATATTTAATTCTGCCGTAGTAGAAGTAACTCCATCTAAAATATTTAACTCAGCGGTAGTAGAAGTAACTCCATCTAAAATATTTAGCTCAGCTGCAGTTGAAGTTACTGTAGTGCCGTCAAGAGCAAGAGTATCAATCTCAGCAGTACCATCAATAAATATGTTTCGCCATTGTTGTGTAGAACTACCTAAGTCATAAGTGTCATCATCATCAGGAATAATACTTGAGTCTATTTCACCACCAAACACGATGTTATCTGTGTTAGCATCACCTAATGTTAATGTGCCACCATTAAACGTGGTTGTCCCTGTAACTGTTAAGTTACCACCTATAGAAGCATTTCCACCTACGGTAAGATTTCCTGTTACATTATTTATTGCCTCTACTACATTTGTGCCATCACAAAATAAAAATGCTGTTGTTCCATTTGGTACAGCGATACCACTTGCACCATCTGGTTTAACTGTTACTGCCTGTCCAGTGGCATTCTTTACAATATATACCTTGCTTGCAGCTGGACATAAAAGAGTTGCTGCACCACTTAGATCAGAAGTTGTGTCTGTGAGATTTAGTATTGCAGCTCTTGATTCAGATGTTGCCCCATTTGCCGTTGATAGCGTAGCTGAATTACCAACCCAGGTGTTTATAGTCTTTAACCCAGCAATAGCCTCTTCTACCATAGAAGTTACTTGGTCATTTACTGCGTCACCCCATGTACCACTTAATTCACCTTGAACAGGTAGAGCAAGTTTTAATATGGATGTGTATTGTGTTGCCATTTAAATCTCCTTAAATACTAATACACCATAACATCATACTATACAATACGAATTATAGCATTACTAGCGTCTGCAGCAGGAAAGGTTATAGTAAATGTACCTGATACAGACGATTTATTTTCTCCAAAATCTAATACTGCAACTGAAGGATTGGTGCCCCCAGACTTGTATATTAGAGCACCCCTAGCTGTAATAGAGGACGAAGTCCAGCTTGTGTCTGAAAAGTCTACAAACGCTGTAGTTCCGGACGTAGTTGAATTGCTTGCTATTGTTAACGTGTTACCTCCTGCAGTATAACCTGTACCTGATATCTCGTTAGTAGTAGAGTATGCTGTAGTAGACGCACTTAAATCTGCACTTGATGTATACAAAGCTATCTTAAAAGTTTGAGATGTATCACTGCTAAAATCCATTTCTCCATCTAATAGAGCCTGTTTAAATGATGTACACATAGCTTGTTTTATTGTCATATAAATCTCTAACTAACTGGATTCTTAACCTGTCCAGAACGGTATACGTCTTGACGTAATTTGCCATCTGAAGCATTCTTAAGTAAAGTTATAGCTTGTAAATAATGTTTTTCGTAAAGAGCAACCATATCAGGTTCCCCTTTCATAAATCTAATAGCTTCTATCAAAGCCCCATTTAACAGTGCTGTATCAAAGTTGTCTCCTAAGTATGTACCACCTGCAGTAACTATTGATGTAGGATACTTAGCATATATATGCTCTAATGTATAATTAGCGTCTGGAATTGGAGAGAACATAAACTTTACATTTGAACCTGAAGTGCTGTGATAAGCATAAAACTTTGGTAGCCCACGTTTAGCAGTTGTAGTTACGGGGTATGCCTCTCTTAAAAAATTAACATCTTTATTTAACAAAAAAGTCTGAGTATCGTTATTTACTATTGCTAAACTATAAGTATATAAATATCCATCAGGTGTAGTATACAGCTCATTACCAGCAGTTAAACTACCACTATCTACGTTACGCATCACTGGTAGGTCTACGGTATTAAATATTTTCTGCTCTGCCTGTTGAGTAAATAATGCGAATTGATCGTCTGTAAATGTATTTTCGCATATATCGGCTATATTTGTTTTTAATGAAGTATAGTTCATAGTTTTCTCATCATGTTATAGTTACCGACACGGTGCCTACAGCACCTGTAGCTACTAAAGTGTTTGGAGTCAAGCTAAATGGGTCTTTGTCACGCCCTACAGGGTTAAACCCATACTGTATATTTCTGCTATCATGTAACTCTGCAAAGTCTGGTCTGGGGTCTTGTAATGCTTGGGGGTCATGCACAGGGTATCTACCTAGTTCATTTTGAGGGTGATCTCCATTCCAACATTCAGGACACGCCCTTATATTTGTATCTGTCCCTCTAGTTATTACATTTCTTAGTTCTCTTAACTTGTATTGAAATCCACATATATCGCATATGGCTAGTGCATTTCTACTTGAAGCAAACTTAGACGGCATATTATATCCTACCTATTCTAGGGACAAAGTTTTCTGATGTTTTTTCTCTGTCCTCTCCAGCAGCTAATGTATACTGTTCCTCATATGCTTTCTTTAACATATCAATTCTACCCATTAACTCAGGAACTTTCATGGCTATGTGGTATGCTAACCCCGCCACTAAACAAGGTAAAAATCTAAATACTACATCTGAGGTTTCTGCACCACTACCAGCATCTTCTATTCTCCTCATACGAAAATATACAAATGTATAACTTTGGTCAGGGACAGGCCATAAATTTATTCTTGGTGTAATTAATCTTTCTATGAATACCTGTATGGGTCTACCTGTTAATAGTTTGTTTGGTATAGATGAGTAAGTACTTACCCCTATACGACTTATAGTAAGGTCAGACTGTGTAGAGGCATTACCTGCATTTGTTCTTATAACCTGATCTAACAAATCTATTGTGTCAGCTGGTAAATTATACTGTGCTGTGCCCGCTGTTACAGATATAGTTCCTTCGTCTATTGTCCACATGTTTATACCACGGTTCTGCCATTCTATAGTCATGAGGTTCATAGACCTACGAGCTGTAGCCAGGTCGTATCCAGACCTCATCTCTCTTCCAGCACGTTCCCAAGCCTCTTCAGCTATCTCCGTAAAATCTAAATTAAATGCTGTGGTTCCCGAAGTAGCCATTATTCAACATCTTTTTTAGTTTTAGTATTCCCTTTTTTTGTAGACCCCTGCATCATCTTTTCAGCTTCTTTCATAGAAAGTGCTTTTGTAGAAACAAGTTCTCCATTTTTATGTCTTACATTGTATAGAGATTCGCCCTTCTTATCAGTACCAATCTCAACCATTTTTAAATCTGACATATAATCTCCTTATCTTATTTTTGCTTTTCTAACACCTTGCCTAGCAATTCCTGCTCCACGGACAGTAGAGCCTTTTTTGGGCTTAGGTTTATTTCT